TAACCGGGTGATGAACTGGCTCAAGGCTCAGTCAATCACCGAAACCAAGGGAGTCTTCAATGACCTTACTGCAAGTGTCAACGGTTTTACTTTTGTGTTTGGTCTGGGTGGCATTCATGGAAGTATCGAGTCGGAGGTCATTGAGTCCGATGATGATCATGTCATTGTTGATCTTGATGTCACTTCTTACTATCCCAATCTGGCTATCACTAATTCTTTTTATCCTGCCCATCTTGGACGGGATTTTGTAAGCATCTACAAACACCTGTTCGAGCAGCGCAAGTCGTACCCAAAGAAGTCAGCCGAGTCGGCCATGCTGAAGCTGGCGCTGAACGGCGTCTACGGCGACAGCAACAACCAGTTCTCTGTGTTCTACGATCCGTTGTTCACCATGTCGATCACGCTCAACGGTCAACTGCTGCTGTGCCTGCTGGCCGAGGGGTTGATGCACATCCCCGGCCTGCGCATCATTCAGGTCAACACCGATGGCCTGACAGTGCGTGTACCTCGGGCCAACAAGATGCTTGTCGATTTGGCCCGCGCTGCATGGCAGTCACGCACCGGCCTCAATCTTGAGGAGGCTGTGTACAAGGCCATGATGGTGCGCGATGTCAACAACTACATTGGCGTGTTTGAGAACGGTAGCACCAAGCGCAAGGGTGCTTACGAGTACGACATGGAGTGGCACCAGAACGCTGGCGGCTTAGTGATTGCCAAGGTGGCCGAGAAGGTGCTGGTCGAGGGTGCTCCCATCCGCGAAACCATCGAGCAGTGGCCTGACATCATGGACTTCATGCTGCGCACCAAAGTGCCCCGGTCGAGTCACTTAGGGATTGAGCGTGACGGCGTGACATCGCAGCTTCAAAACATTACGCGCTACTACGTGGCCGAGGGTGGCGGGCAGTTGGTCAAGTACATGCCACCACTTGCAAAGAAGCCCGAGCAATGGCGCAAGTTTGCCGTTGAGAGTGGTTGGGGTGTGCAGCCCTGCAACGACATCAAGGACGCTGGCAAGCTGCCGGTCAATTTCGATTACTACGTTAAGGAAGTGGAGAAGCTATGTCTGGGACTTGCTTGAACACCAAGGTGCTGGAGGCCGGTGGCAGCATCGAATCAAGAATGCTACTGGCTGGTTTTACCGACCAGTACGTCTTCACCAAAGAGCAGTTGGAACAATTCATGGAGAACCTGAACAATGAACAACGTAACCGAAGTAACCCCTGAAGAACTTGAGGAGTGGAACAGAATGACAGCATTGAACAAACAAGTGGCCGGTGACCACTACAAGGATCAACCGATTCAACCAGTCGAGTACATCCACGCAAACGCGATTGGGTACTTTGAGGGCAACGTGATCAAGTACGTGAGCCGCTGGCGCAAAAAGAACGGCCTTGCTGATCTTGAGAAGGCCAAGCACTACATCGAGTTGCTGATCGAACTGGAGAACCGCAAATTACTTGGGGAACTTGATGCTCGAAAAACAGATTGAAGCCAAGGTCTGCGACTACGCCAAGTCCAAGGGTGTGCTGGCGTACAAGTTCACCAGCCCCGCCCGTGCCGCTGTGCCTGATCGTCTGTTTATCGGACCCGATGGGCGCATGTGGTTCTGCGAGTTCAAGCGCGAGGGTCAAGTACCCACGCCTGCGCAGTACCGAGAGCACGACAAACTCAGGAATCAGATGGTCAACGTGTTTGTCATTGACAACGTGGCCGAGGGCAAGTTGATGGTTGACGTGATGGTGATGGGATGCTGACACCTGACCTGCTCCACGACTACCAAAAGAAGGCGGTCAATTTCCAGTCCACGCACCCCAACTCGATGCTGTGGCTGGACATGGGACTGGGCAAGACCGTGATCACACTGACCACGCTGGCCCACCTGATCCGCACCAGCTTCCTGCGCGGTGTGATCATTGTGGCCCCCATCCGGGTCATCCGACTTGTGTGGCGTCAAGAGGCTGCGAAGTGGGAACACACCAAGCACCTCAAGTTCAGCATGGTGGCGGGCACAAAAGACCAGCGCACCCGCGCCCTGCTTCGCCCTGCTGACGTGTACATGATCAACTACGAGAACCTTGGCTGGCTGGCCGAAACGCTGCAAACCTACTTCGTCAAAAAAGATCGCCCGATGCCGTTTAACGGGATCATCTGGGACGAGATCAGCAAGATGAAGAACAGTGCCACGAACCGGGTCAAGGCGTTTCGTAAGATCGCAAACCAGTTTGAGTGGACCACAGGCTTGACCGGCACACCGGCCAGCAACGGGTACAAAGACCTGCACGGTCAGTTCCTCGTGGTGGACAAGGGTGAGCGTCTGGGCACAAGCAAGACAGCGTTTCGCACCCGGTTCTACAAAAAGGCCGGACCCTACAAAGAAGTGCCCTATGAGGACACCGAGGACACCATCAAGAAACTGATCGGAGACATCACGCTTGAGATGTCAGCCGAGGACTACAACCCGCTGCCTGACCTGATCGTCAACAACATCGAGATTGAGATGCCTGACGAGTTGCGGGCCAAGTACGACAGGCTGGAGAAAGAGTTCTTCATGGTGCTCGACAGCGGCAAAGAGATCGAGGCGTTCAACCAAGCTGCCCTGACCAACAAGTGCTTGCAGTTCTCCAACGGGGCCATGTACCCGATTGCCGGTATGCCCTTGTGGGAGCCGGTGCATGACATGAAGCTGGACGCGCTGGAGGACATCATCGACGAGGCTCAAGGATCGCCTATCTTGTGCGCCTATGCGTACCGGTCAGACGCTGCCCGCATCATGGAGAAGTTCAAGGCGCTGCGGCCCATCAACCTGACCGAGTGCAAAACCGAGTCATCGCTGACCAACGCCATGCACCGCTGGAAGACGGGCGACTGCGCCCTGATGATCGGCCACCCGGCCAGCATGGGTCACGGCATTGACGGCTTGCAGAAGAACGGCCACATCCTCGTGTGGTATGGCCTCAACTGGTCGCTGGACCTGTACGAACAGTTCAACGCCCGTGTGCGCCGTCAGGGTCAAGGGGCACCAGTCATGTGCCATCGCATCCTGATGCAAGACACATTGGACCAAGCGCAGGCAATGGCGCTTGACCAAAAAGCAACAACTCAAGCCGGATTGCGCAACGCAGTCAAACAATATCGCATATCTAAAAATGTGTGATACACTTGTAACACATCAACAACTGGAGTAAATGTAATGATCCGTGAAACCATCAATTGGGTAAAAGCCGTGTACGCGACACCAAGTGCCGAGTCGCTGGCGCTGCGTGAACTTGAGGACAGCAAGCGCAGGCTGCTGGAGGCCCAGACAGCGCGTGAATATGCCGACAGCATGTGCAAGTACCGCGAAGCCCAGATCAAGCGCCTGACGACCTATTTGCACAACGCTACGGAGGCATCATGACCCAATGTAAACACCGGTGGATACTGACCCCATCGCCACACCGCACCCAGTACCACTACCAGTGCGCCCGATGTGCCCAAGTGGCATGGGCCACGCTGAAGGGGAAGGCTGAGTGAAAAAGAAAAGCAAGTACAAGCCCAAGGGGGTGCGCTACGACAACCTGTCGTGGATCATTGCTGGCATGAGAAAAGTGGGCACACTGCCCACTGCCGGGGTGGCGCTTAAACTCAAGAACCACGAGGCGCTTGACTCCATACTGAAGGGTCAAGGCACAAAGGACCACGTTGATATGCTGATTGCAGCGGTCAACATGGCAGAGGCCATGACTCGTATTCGAGATGGTTTAGGGCGTGACTGGGCAGAGGAGATCAGGGCTGCGCAGGATGCCGTTTATGCGATGGGTGTGCGCGGCCATGAGAAAGGGTCGTTCCTGTTTACAGGTCCAGAGATGACCGCTGTAAAGCTGATTATGGACCTGCACGACAGCCAACTCGATGATTGTACTGTCAAGGAAATGGAGCAAGCCCTATTCATCGTTGAAGAAGAAATGAGGCTGCGCAAGGCCCGAGCAATCGTCAAGCGAACTGACGTGTCCCAGCCTTGTCAATAACCAATGCTTGTTTGCGGGGGCTGGTGTCTTCGCTGCTGGGTACGCTGATGTGTACCCAGCGGCCAAACTCGGAGATCACTTGGTCGTAGCCAATACCACTGGCTATGATCTTGCGCACCACTTCGTCAGGGGTCATACCGGGCACCTTGAAGTCAGCGGCGCAACCGGTGCGGTGCTGGCTAGTATCTTTGCTGCCCACGGCATCGTTGACCTTTTTGGTGCGCAGGCCCGACGAGATCATGATGGGCTTGCCACCCATGACCACTTTGACCTGTTCCAGAAAGTCAGCCAGTCGTGTGAGGTTGGCGAGTTCCGCATCGTTGGGGCTGTTGTCCCAGCCGTTACGCTCGGCTGTCTCGGAGGCTGTCAACTCGTCAAGTGTGAAGTTGGGCGTTAGGTTCATTTTTGTTCCTTTTCTTGCTTGCTGGACTTCATGTCCATGATCTTTTCAAGGGTGCGGCCACCGAAGTAAAACGACATCACCAACATGCCCCATTGACCGAGCAACTCGACGTAGCTTTTGTTGGTGTCGTAGTCGAATGCGCTCATCATGGCAAAGGTGAAATACCCACCAAGGATCAGCAGCAGCGTCATGGGACGGATATTCTTGGACAGCCATGAGTCGCTGCCCATGTCAGCCTTGAGGCGGTCGGTCAGGTTGTTTTGCTCGGTCTTGTACAGATCGGTTTCGTTTGCCATTTTTGCCAGTTCACCGTCTTGCGCCATCTTGGCAAGATCGAGTTGTGCCTTGGCCTTGGCCTCTGGATCGGGAATCAGTTTGTCGATTAGCTTGCCGCCAACATCGAGTAGTGCTGCGAGTGGAAACATGTCAATTACCCCTTTTGGTTAGCATTGCGCTGGCAATCTCCAGCATGAATTTTACCTGTTGAATGTCCTGTGGCGGCTCTGCCCAGCCGACTGTGATCTGGCCCACAAACCTGTGGCTGTCTGGTGGTACGCTGACCCGGCAGGTGTAGGTCACGCCCTTCTCCAAGTACCACAGACCCACTTCGGACTGAGCGTAACGGTAATCGCTGCAAGGAATTTCGTTGGTCATTAGGCGCACCACATCCGAGTTGTTGGCGGTGTTCTGGCTAAACAAGCCCACGTCGATGTCTTCGATGGTTTTGTCCCTGCCGTCCTTGGTGTAGGCCCGGTACAACACTCGGCTGTTGAACAGCGGGTTGACCTTGAAGATTGCCACCACTGTTGCGTTGGTCTTCTTGAGCAGCATCGAACTGGCGTCATCTGCCCGTGAGGTGTTGATCTCCGGCAGCTTTTTGGATTCCTTGTAGGCATCAAACATAAAGGTTTGGTTCTGCCACAGGAAGTACCCGGCAAACGCCACAATGCCCATCACAAGGATGGCAAACAACTTGAACGGCGAATCCACATACCCGAGCACCTTGTCGAGTGTAGAGTTGGCGTTAAGTTTCTCGTCACTCATCGCAGGTGTTTAAGGTAAATGACGATACCGCCGACCATCAGGCCAGCGAGAATAAAGATTCCAACGCCAAGGGCAATGTACTCGGCAAGGTCTTCAAGCTGCTTTTGCCGCCTCTTGGCTTCTCTTACAGCGGCTTCTTTGGCCTCTCTGCGCCTTCGTGCAGCTTGGGCTTGGAACTTTACCCAGTCATCCCACATGCCCGGGCGACCAGCATAGACCATGCGCTCCCGCAAGTCTTCTTCCTGCTGTTTAAGCTGCTCCAAGGCCATAAACTCGGCCATGTCGGAACCACCACCTTTGTGGGTGGCTTTCTCTTGAATCTTGGCTTTGTTGTCGAAGTAGTCAAAGACCCGAGAACCGAGTTGGTGCAACTCTTTTCCGTTAGCCAGTGCGCCTTTGATTACTGCGAAGGCTGCGTTCGCTGCGGCCAACTCAGCCAGCATGACTCAGTGCCCCTTTATCCAACTGAATGCAAAGCCCACGGCGCTGGAGATGAACGACACAAAGGCCATTCCTGCCCAGAACCCACCGCGCCCTTGGTTGGCAAGGGCCACTAGCTTCTCGACGTTGGACTCCATCTTGTCCATCTTGGCGCTCATGTCGTCAAACCGGCGCTCATAGTCTTGGACTTTTTGCCACAACACGCCGTACTTCACTGGATCAATTTCAGCACTCTCGAACGCCATGTTGTACTACCTTACAAATTCGTTTTCAACAAAACGCTCTGGTGCCAGCATGTTGACACCGGCAGCAGTTGTGCCTGTGACAGCGGCACGAGTTGGAGCGCCCCATTTTGCCGGATCGGCCATGATTTGCAACACACGGTTACGCTCGGCAGCGGGCAGTGACTCCAGCAACTGAGCTGTGCGCTGAGGTGACTGTGCAGCTTCGCTTAGCACTTTCATGCTTTTACCACCAATAGCTTTTTCTAACTCACTGAGCGTCTTGTTTGCAGCAGCACCCCAAAAACTTAACCAAGAAGGTAAACGAAAACGCGAGGTGTTTTCACGCAACAAAGTTGTCAGTGCTTTCTCACCATCGGTCGCCTGTTTGCTTGCCGCAAGTTGGTTGATTCGTCTTTCAGCCTGCGCTTGAAGCACGGACAACGTATTTTCACTCAACTCAGACGCAATGTTGTATTTGCCCGGACCCAGAATTTTCTCCACGGCTTCGGGCGATTCGTTTTGCACGAGGCGTACAAATGCGTCTTTGTCGTTTTTAAACAGACGCAACGCTTCGCCGGTCAATTCTTTTTCGGCAATTTTTTGCATCCCTTTGGAATGGGTTGCCAAATACTCGCGGTAGCCTGTGCCACCCGCTGCCTCAATGGCATCGTCAATCACTGGGCGAATTCGACTAAGGACACCAGCCGCAGCATTTCGTTGGCTGGTGGCGTCCATGCCCGGGCGAAGCTGTTGGATCGCAGCATTGACCGAGTTCTTACGAATGGCGTCAAGAGCAACCAAATCAATGACACCACCGCTGTTTGTCCATTTGGCAACATCATCGCTGACGTTGCGCAACGAACCCAGTAGCAAATCATTGCCAGCAAATTCAGGGTTATTACCTATACTCTTGATGCTGCTTACCAGTGCATCACCCTTGAGAGGTTGAATGCCAGATTTGCGCAACGCATCTGCGGCAGCTTGCGAGAAACGAGCACCCTGACCCAGATCAAGAGATGCCGTGGCTGCTTTAGAAGCCCACTCGTCCGACATCTGCGCCAGCTTGCCGGGGTAGAAGAACTTCGACGCAAACTCGTCCGCAAACCCTATCTGGGATTTAGCTGGGGCAAGGCGAGAACTTGCAGGAAGACCTGCTTTGATTGTCTCGAATCGTGCAGCCGCAGCAGCAACGTCACCCAGTTCAATGAGGCGGCGAACTTCCTGTACTTTGGCGGCAGCTTGCTCACCAAGTTCAGCGGACATGCTTTCCAGACGGGCAACTTCTTTGCCAAGGTTGCCACGGGCAAGGGAAACGTCACGCATCGGGGTTGTGATTGCGCGAACATTCTCTTTACCAAACTCTGTTGCGGCCCGAACATCTGCGGCTGTTTTGCCACCGGCCAGCTTGGACAAAGCGTTGACACCTTCCTCTTGCGTCAATGTTGCAAACTTGTTTAGATACTGAGAACCTTGTGGGGTTTTCTCAAGACCATCTCGAATAAGCGCCTGCCATGCGGGGTTTTGAATTTTTGCCGTAGCTTCGGCAACACTGACTCCCGGAGGTGCATTTCGTAACGCATTTACAGCCTGATCAAGATCGGCACCAAGAGCGTTACGAGCAATCGTTGCAGTTCTGTTCTTGGGAATCTGGCGCAGGTCGGCCAGCTTGCCCACACCCTTGGCAATCAGCGGGCCAGCCACACGGCCACCAGCTTCAAAGGTTGCACCCTCAAGCACGTTGCGCACAGGCTCGGCGACTTGGGCAACACCCTGACGAGGGGCTTTCATGCCCATCGCCACATCGGCCATCTCCAAGCCTTCCTTGGCAATACCGTAGCCCAGACCAGCACCACCCACGATGCCAGCCGGACCCATTGGAGTGCCCAGCAGACCGCCACCAATTGCACCACCGGCTTCGAGAAGCGGGGCGACAAAGGGACGTGCTGCCTGATAGACGCGCTGACCTGTACTTAAACGTGGGCCGGGAATGACAGCTTCTGTGCGGGGACGCAGCGACTCAGGTAATTGGGGTGCAGCAGTTGGGAACTGAACATCCACGCCCACATTTTGCCCTCCCGGTGTTTGCACCGTAAATTGCTGAATTTGCGGCAACTGGGCTTGGATCAGCGATTGCGCTTGCTCGGGTGTGGTGCCCTCGGGCACCTCAAACCGACCAATACGACCATCAGGTAATTGGACTCGGGCAATAGGCATTATTCAAACCCCAAGAATTTGACACCACCACCCGCTGCTGGTGCAGTGGGAGCCATTCGACCAGTTGCCCGAGCAGCTTTAGATTGAGCGCGTTCGACACCTTTTGCAACTATCTCTCGATATTCCAAAGCGGCCTTGATGAACTCGTCTTCACTTTGCGCCAACGACATTCGATTACGAGCAGCGGTTGCCTTAGTGCCTTCTTTTTCCGTAATGGCACCGCCACCTTTGAGTGTTTCAAACGCTTCGGAAAAAGCAGAACCCGTTATCTGATCGTAAAGTGTTTTGAAGTTGGCGGCTTCTGTACCGGGGATGATTTGAGCAAGACCCGGAATACCCAGTGTACCAAGTCCACCCATGCCAACAGCAGGCGCAAAACCGGGATGGGGTTTGTTGTTTTGGATTGGCTCACCAGTCACCGGGTCTTTAGTCAACAGCTTGCCGGTTTTGGAATCGCGCTTACCAACCATTTGGTCAAGAATGCCAACAGCCAACTCAGCGTCACCAATAATTTTTGGAAGCGCCTGCATTGCAGCTACATCGCCCTTGGCAATCGCTTCACCTGTTGCGCGGGCAGCACCCATGCGCTGCTGGAACACTGGGTCAGCATCACGGCGCGCGTTTTCCTCAAGCACGGCAACACGGCGACCTTCAAGGCCGATACGCTTATTTTCGTTCTTGATGCGCTCTGCCTCACCGGGGGCCATTGTTTTAGCAGCAGTGCCGATGACTGCGGGTGCGCCGCCAAAAGCTGGCACGTTCACAAGGTTGACAGCGCCGCCTATGTCAACCGATTTAACTGTCGGCTTCAACTCGCCAGCACTTGCACCAGCCTGAGACAGAATCCGCACTCGATCGGCAGCAGGTAGCGCCAACAACTCACTGACCGTTGTCTTGACTTGCTCGGGCGTATACAAGCCCTGCAACACCGCATCTTCACCAAACGCAATAATGTTTGCGTCCGAAGGGTTGGCCGACAGTCCGCGCTTGAGGTCTTCGCCAAACTTACGCTGCGCAGACTTCAAATCAAACTCGGACTTTTTTCGCGCTGCTTGTTGCGCTGCCGTAGTTGCCGCTTCTTTGCGGAACTGAATGCCCAACTGAGGGTTAACCCTAAACAGTTGGTTTTCATAGTCTTCAGCCGAGGGATTCAACTGGCGCAGTGCGTTGCGCTCCTCAAGTGCCGCTTGAGCCTCTTGCATCTTCAGGGCATTCAACTCTTGTGCTTGACGACCGCCTTGGATTTGTTGAATCTGAGCGTACTGGGCTAAAGCGTTCGGAGCCTGAAATTCAGGTTGACGAAAACTCATTGCGATGTTGGGATTGACAAGTGCCATGATTGGTCCTTATGTGCTAGAGCCGTAGCGGAATCCGGCGTAAGGGTCTTGGTACCCGATGCTAGGGGCAGGTGTAGCGGCTGGAGAATAACCCGTAGGACGGCTCAACGCTTGCTGTAACAACGCATTGTTGGCCTGATTTTGCTGATAGTTCATGTACTGACCAACGCCACCACCGATGGCGTTTGCCATACCCATGTAACCAGAGGCACGGGCTTGGGCACCGGCACCCAATGCTTCACCGACACCAGACGCCATTGATTGACCCGCAGCACCCAACTGATTAGTGGACGTTTGACCAAAACCGGCCAGCGATTGCAATGGGTTTAATCGGGCGCTACGCTCGGTTTGGTAGCGATTAAATGCATTGGTGTATTCTTGCGAACCCATTTCTTGGCCGAATCTAGCAGCGGCTTTTAAAGAACTGCCTGAGATTTGACCGCCTCGAATTGCTGCCATTCGGTCCAATTGTTTTTGCCCTTCGGACAGTCGAAAAGCGTAGCCGGGGTCGGCTTGAAACTGGTCCATTCCGAATGGGGTGTATCTAGACGCTGCCTCAAGTTCTGGCAACGCCCGTACACCCACTTCACGAAACGGCGTTTGCAACTCGACTTGACGCTCAAATTGTTCCCGTTGAAGATCGGCTGCGCGGTCAGCAGCACCAGCTTGTGTTTTAGCGGCACTTCGAGAAGATGCTGCACCTAATACAGCACTGCCCAAGATTGCGGTTTCGATTCCCATTTAATTCTCCTTAACCAGCATACCGCTGTCAGATTCTTTAAAACCAAGCCGTTTCAAAATGTCGTACATGTAGTCGTGTCCCGGCGTGACTTTGGTTGTTACTCTTGACCCGTCAAAAAGCTGCCGCAACAAGCCCTTGGTAACCCAAACACGTCGCCATTGCGGAAGAACCGAAACATGCAACTCGTCATCTTTGCGATACACCGCGCCAATAATTTCGTCGTCACGCTTGATTGCCTTGATTATCCAATCTTTTACCGAGTTGCGGTAGTCTTCAAACAATACCGGCGCACTCCAATCGGTAGCCTCGTAGCCTACGCGCAGCGCAGATTCACGATCATCTACCAATTGAGTTGTCATCAGGTCACCTCGCGACCAGAAACCCGCATGTTGATGGCGCTGGCAGTTCCAGCGATTGTACTGATGAAGTCGCCGGGGTTCAAAACCTGTCCGACCAACTCGGGAAACGTGTACACCTCGGACGGCTGAAGCGCCTTGGTCTTAGTAATCAGGTTGCTGTTGCCAGCAGAGCCTGCGTTGCCCACCAAGTTGACCGAGATCGTGGCAGCACTGGCGCTGTAATTGGTCGCAGTAAACTTGTCGATGATCGTGGTTACACCGTTGGCGGTGTACTGGGTTGTTTGGCTGTTTGCGACATCTTTTGATGGCACAAGGTTCTTGACGATGACGGTCATTGGATACCCCCGATATTGTTTGAAACGGTAAGAATGATGGACGGAATGCCGGGATGCGGTGCTGACGCTGCCTCGGCCAAGATTTGAACGCTCAGATCATCAACCGAGTACATGATTTCCACGTAATCTCCTGCATTCAAATCAAAAAAGTAGTTCAACGACGAGAAGATTTCAGCGTTGTTACCCTGAATCCTGATCTGGCTGGCGCTGTCTGGAACATCGACACCGTTGAGCCTGAACCACAAGTAAAACAACCCCACGCCGCCAGCCGTTTTGTCCAACTGGAACGATGTGTCGAAATTGTAGATGCCCGGTGTGTCCACGTAAACACGAGATGTAGGCGTACCGAGATAGACACCGTTTGTCAGGTCTGTGTTGTTGAACGTGACGGCTTTGGCGGTGTTGATCGTGGTGGCTGTCTGAGTCGTGGTGTCGTAGAACGAGCCGTAGCGTGAACGTTCAAACTGTCGAGGGGGCGGGGTCATTTGAAGACCCTCAATCTGCTTTTGCAACTCGGCTGTCAGTTCGTTGCAAGGGCACTG